AATCGTCTGTTATAATTTTGTTCATATATTTATAAATGGGGTGCGAGGTTTTATGTAGTTACCTCACAGGGTCAAATGATAACCAGCCCACATGGTGGCCGCTACAATCCCTTAAAATTGTGGCTGTGGTTTTTGGGGTCACAGCCAACCCCCTTGTCCCCTGCTATCTACGGGACTGACCTTTGTAGAGTAGCGAGGAAAGTGTTAGTTAAATGTTTGTTTTAATCTTTCCTCATTTATTTCAATGTGTCTATCAGCATGATGTCTTGAACAAAACCAAATAATTTCTAATGGTTTTGAATAATCTTCATGGTGCGCTTGAGCTTTATTTCCACACACACAACATGGATGCCTATTAATAGTTCCAGATCTTAATGCGTGATTAACAATCATGTGAGCTTTTCTTTTTTCAGGGTTTTCACAAATCCATTTTTTATTATATGAATTATTTTTAATTAAAACCCTTCCCTCATCTCTATATTTTCTTGATTTTTCTCTGTGTCTTTTTCTTTCAGATAAAGCCCAATCAATATTTTTTTCTTTTTGTTTTCGTCTATTTTCTGAGTCTTGTTTTGTGCATGATTTGCACTTGTTTAAGTGTCCGTCCGACATCATTGAGTGCTTGTAAAATTCAAGCAACTCAAGATGTTGTTTACATTTGAAGCATTGTTTCATGCCTCTAATTAAAATCAAAACGGAACTATTGTCAAATTAAAATGGAATTTCTGAATCTTCATCTCTAGTTTTTGCTGGAGCGGATTTGGCCTTTGCAGGGGTTTTTCCTGTTGCTTGATCCTTTGGCTTGACTGACAAGCTAAAGAACTTTTTGCCGTCCTTCTTGGACTCCTTGATCCACCCGTTGAGCCAGTAGTCAGTTCCCTCGACGTTGATGGATCCGTTGTAGTCTGGATGAGTGTCCAGTTCTTTGCGGTCATTCTTGAAGAGTGATCCGCGATTCGTGTTATCGTATTGGTCTGCCATATTATTGTTATAGTTAGTTTATATTATGCATCGTTTTTGTGGTGAGATGCCACCAAGTCTGCATTTGTTTGCAGAAAGTGTTATTTTGTGTGCTTTAGTTAGGGCCAAGAAACTGAGAACGCGTTTTTTGTGTGAGTCTTTTCCTGATCTCCCAAATTGATCGTTGTGGTGTATTTGGGTTGTCTATTGTAAATGAAATCCTCCAATCTTCCATTATCTTCCTCGCTTATCACTTCATTCTCGTCTGATGAAAGGAAATGAATCCCATGAATTTCTGGGCAGGACAAAAGGGATTCCTTTACATTTTTGATGTAAATCTCACCAAAGGTGTCGGTTGTTAGTTCTGTTGCATTGGGAACCATGCAGGTTACTTCAATGGTGATTTTCAGGCTTTTCATTTGTTTCTCCAATCATCCTCCAAATCGACCCCGTACTTCTTCTTTGAAATGTAGTTTGTAACTTGGCACATGATCTCAGCGAAGATGTAGATCAGCATGACAAGAGTAACGCTACCCATGAATAGTTGAATGCTTGTCATACTAGTCGCTCCAGCAATCGTAGCTTCCTTCGTAGACATATCCATCTTCGTTCTTCGTTTCGTTGACCGCGAATGACTGTCCGATCATTTCGTGTCTGCCACAAATGGATTTGACCATTTCATTAGAAAGACAGCACCTTGACGTGATGCGGAATGTTCCCCAGTCCCGTGTGCCACTGGAATTGCGCTGCTTGTCTGCCTCGACTGTGATTACGTTGAGAGTTTTCATTTCAATAGTAGTTGAACGTGTTGCCTCCATAAACCTGATTGGGATTTCTGCGGCTCCACTCATCGTGGAAATGCTGTGCGTCAGAGTCGCTGCGCTCGGCCTTGTCCGCAATGCGATCTTCAGGGTCTTGGTGGTTGCGGTTGCCCCGGGGAGATTCGTCATCATCCTGCGGGTCGAAGTCTGGTAGTGTTTTCATTTGATATGGTGTATTTATTTAACTAACGGCACTAAATCTATGGTTAAAACTCAAACTCTTCAACAGAATTTTCGTCGATGTGTGAAAAATATTTATTGTAGATTTCTTTTGCCTTTTCGTATTTTTTCTGAGCGTCCGCAAACCTAGATTTGGTGCGGGTCTGGAAGATTGCTGTTGCAGTGTCGAGCAGAAAGCAAGCCTCGTCGAAGTGGTGATCAATGCTCATCGATTTGTTCAAATCTAGAAATATCTCCGCGCATTTTTACAGGAACGAATACGTCACGTTGACCGCGCCGATTCTTGTCGATTCTTACACGCGAAGTTGATTGGGTTTCTGTTTTCTTCTTGAAGGCTGACGCTTCTTTTTTCTTCTCGTCAGGGTGCGAGATGATGATCAAAAAATCAGTGTGGTGACCGATTGCGCGGGACTCGCGTACTGCGCCTTCGTCGTTAAGTTGTGATGCAGTCATCACCACGGATTTTGTTTTGAGTGCAGTTAATTTCAACCTGCGCGATAGTTCACTCACTGCCTGTTCTCGGTTATCTGCTGTTGGCATAGTCACGATTTGAAGATAGTCCACGATGATTAGGTCTGCCTTGCCAAGTGATGCGAGTCTCGATGCCTCTGCTACGATTTCTCCAACCTCAGAAAGATCATCTCGGATCGTGAGGTTCATCTGCATGAGTTGGGTGATTGCGCTTGAGATATCCTTTGCTGATGCAACCCCTCTCCATTCTGTGACCCCTTCCATCTCACGCAACGGCAGGATTGTCTTCCCAAGCAGATTGGAAGCTATACGTTGCAAGATTGCCTTTGCTGGCATCTCAAGGGAAAATATAGTTACTGATTTACCATTGAGCAATGCCTGAAGTGCAGCTTGGTACAGCAGGATTGATTTACCTCCAGAAGTCTGCGCTCCTACCACTAACATCTCACCCCTCCTTGCACCTCCACCCAGCAGTTTGTCCAGCTTGGGAATCCCAGTTGGAAAATTCTCCAATGGGGTCTTGTCCTCCAGATCATCCAAAAAGTCGTTTAGATGGGCTTTAACGTCTTTGCATTGCGATTCTGGTACGATTGCATTAGCAAAGGACTCAGCAAGGCTAGAAAGGTCTGCTTTCATCGCGCATATGTCATCATGGTTATCCTCCCAAGTCTTGATGGCATCACGATACCCTTTTGCTTTGATCAATTGTGCGCGGTAGTCTGCTGCGGTTTCCACGCACATAGCACCGGGGGACAGGAAGATTGTCTGGAGTACTTCCATCACTCCCTCCTTGCCTCCACAAGCGGATAGCTTGCCTGTGGTCTCTAGGTCGCTCAATGCCCCTAGTGCGTTTGTGCTTCCAGTCCGCTGGTATACTCGCTCCAGTGCGGTGTATATGAGTTTGTGTTGTGATAACGCAAACAGGTCTTCTGACCACGATAAATGAGGTAGAACCTCTGGGTCGATTGCGATTAACGATAGTGCCGCTTTTTCTGCGGTTGTTGCGATTGGTGTGTTTTTCATTTGTTTATTTTTTGTATGTCTCACTGATGATCATTGGAGTTGTTGCCTTCCAATTGATCGAGTGATGAATCCTCTTGTGGTTTGCATTCATCATCGATGCTTTGACGCACGATGGGTTATACATCACAGAGAAAAATGATTTGATATAAGTTCCGTTGTCTTTGTAAAGATCCGTTAATCCTTTTTTTGCCTGTTGAGTGTCACGTTGCCCCATTGCTATGACTGGGATTGTCAGGAATAGTTCACCCCTTGTACCAAGATTAACATACGTTGTTACGTCCTCGTTCATGCGTCCCATAAACTGGAATCTTCTTTCAGTGCTACACAGAAACGTGTTCATAGCTTTTCGTTTTGAGAATCTGTATGAATCCTTCCCGTTATCGATTCCACCGATAAAGTCTCCAGTCTGTGCAAAAGCAATGGATTTTGCTTTTGTTGATTCATAGAAATCCACCATCAAATTGAATAGTCTGTCTAGATTTTTGGAGACAACTTTTCCTTTTGTGTCAGGGAAAGCATAGTAAAAATCGTAGTAATCATCGCACATGATAAAGAAGTGTTTGATGTTCCGTTCACCTGCTAAGTCGAATATCGTATTTGCAGCAAACAAAGTGCTTCTCAAGTCACCAGAGTTATCTCCAGAATCCATTAGGGTTGAAGCGTGTTGTTTGTCAAAAACGATCAGTTCATCTCCGTACTTTGACTTATATCCATCCAGTGTTGAGTCTAGGTTATCTGCAACTAGGAATATTTTCCCAGTGTAGCCTTGGTTCCTCAATGTGTGATATGTCCACATTTTGTCTGGTCTTCCGTGAACCATGATAAAAACAGCAAAGTTAGACTCCATAATCCTCCAGATATTGTTTGCGGATATCATCGCAGATTTTAACAAATCCAAATTCAACTGCCTTGTCGAAATCAATAATAACCAATCCGCTTTTCTCCATTAGATCCTGCATTTCTTTTGATGATTGTGCGTAGTAGTCAGCAATCTTTTCGTAGTTGAATGCGTTGTGCCTTCTTGCTGCATCCACTAGGAACTTCTTTTCTTCGTATGGAAGTGATGAGTTTTCTATCTCTTTAATCAAAGCAAGTGATTTTGATTTGTCGCATAGTTCAAGAACGTGTGGTTTTTTACCTTTAGGTTCGTAAACTGGTGCTTGGATCTTTGAAGAATACTTTTGATCTTCATTGCTTGGGTTAAACTCCTGACCAAATAGATTGATCTGTTTCATATTAGCAAGCCCTCTGGTAAGTCTCCTGTGCTTTGTAGACCCATTCAGCTTTGAATCCTTGCCAACCACGGGAGACGCATTCGGTTATCGCATCCTCCAGTGTCCATCCAGCTTCGTCTGCTTCACGTTGGATTCCGTTTAGTGCTGTTTGAGTTAATGGTGATTTCTTTGCCTTCCTGATTTTAAGAAAATCATTCCAGACCTGTTCAGGAACTGAATCTGGTCTATTTATATTTGAAGATGAAGATGAAGATGAAGAAGAAGATGAAGGGGTTGGTTTTTGCTTATCCTTACTTTCATCATCAAGGTTATCTGGAAGGTTAACCTTACCCTTAACCTTCAAGGTTGGATTTCCTCCCTTGTGACCACCTAATGCCCTAATATTACGGAGGTTCTCATCTCTGATCATTCTGCGTGAGCATATGACTCCATCCTCATCGATATCGTATACACCAGCATCATGCAGTTCCTTTAGGCAACCTTCCGCTTCCTGTAAGGTTAATCCAGTCATGCCAGCAAGGTTGGATGCAAGGATAACCTTGTTGCCAACCTTTAAGTATCCATATGGTGAACCTTCATGCATATAACAAATCATATCAATCCATAGTCCACGGGACTGTACGGAGCATGATCTCAATGCTGTATCTCGCAACCAATCGGCTGGATAAAATTGAAATGAGGGACGTTTAATTTTCATAGTTTAAAAGAAACCCCCACCTCAAGTAGAACCGCATCATCGAATGATAACGCCATGAGGCAGGGGTAAATTTGTTGTGTGTTTTTCATCGGGTTCTAGTCGATGCGCTTCGTCTGAAGCTAACGCAAACTATCTAGTTTTTGGATTTCGTCAAATTGTTTTTTACTGACCAATCCCAGAGTTGCAAAATCTCCTCTGCTTTTTCATCCACGTTGTCTTGTTTCAACCCATGCGCCTTTAGTTCAATCCATGTACCATCTGGCAACTCACCAGTGCATTTAACCTCGTAACCTACGCTTGAACCATACTTTCGGTGATCGTAGACGTAAACCTCAACCTGTTTCTTCTTCCCCTCGTTGCAACGGCATTCCTCATGCCCTGCGAAGGTTTTATAAAACGCAATGTCTAACTGAGCAAGGAAGTCTTTAAACTGAATCCATCCATTGCCTATTAACGTATCAAAGTTGAGTTCTTTCATAGTTTTACCTTCTTTGGTTTGTCCTCAACTAGCTTCACAATTTCCTCTGCAACATCTGGCTGGATTGGAGATAGATCGTATCCCGCTGACTCGCAGTATTTCTGTAATTTTGTAGCAGAGATGCTACCTCCGAATAGCTTAATGCTGTCGGAAAGTGACATTTTGGTGCAGTTTCCGATATGTTCGATAACCTCCGCAGGGTATGTCTCACGTCCCTTTTGGCGTTGCAGTTTCCATCCATAGACTTTCTCACCTGCCTGTAGCTTTTCCTTGAGCAGATCCTTTGCCCAATCGACGAGGTAATTGTTGAAAATACTGCTCTGTTTTACAAACGTGGAGAGTCGCTCGATATCACCTGCGAGATGCTCCTGCATTTGCGCTAGGTTGGTCTGTAGGTCGCTTTCCACAACCGCTAGGGTGGTGGCAACTGGAACTGCAATCTGACCGCAAGTTGATGCCTTCTTGCACCACTTGCAGTAATCGCAAGCGGACGGGGTTTTGTCTGGGTCGTTGTATGCCGCGATCACTCCTTCGACAACCTGCTTGGCCTCCTCAATTGTCCAAGAGTGAGTGACTACACGTTCTTGGTCGCAGAACAGCAAGTGGCAAGTCCATTCGCGGATGTCGTATTCACCAGTCTCGAAATCGTAGCTTGCTGCCATGTTACCATACGCATAGGCACACTGCTGCTCGTAGTACGAGCGTATAATTCCTGACTTTAGATCTAGGCTAGTGTGGATAGCAGGGATGCTGCAATC